TTGCTTACTATATAAGTATGAAAAGAGCGCCTAATAGAACACAGATGCTAAAAGCAGTATACGAAGAGGAGTTTCAACGAGCGATGACTGAGGACAGAGATAGAGCTTCTTTTAATGTTGTACCTCAGTATGAATATTTTAGGAGTTCCTGATGGCTCGATTTGCACAGGGTAAACACGCTTACGCCATATCCGATAGATCAGGATTTCGTTATAAATATAAAGATATGCGTAAAGAGTGGAATGGATCTCTTGTTGGCAAAGATGAGTTTGAGGCAAAACAACCACAGCTTGAGCCTTTTCCCACTGTAGTAGATGCCTTAGCGCTAAAAGACGCTAGACCAGATAGAACAGAGCCACAGACGGTTACTGTTGGTCCCGGTGGTTTTCCAGACAGAGGTGTGGCTATACGCGCTATTGCGTCTGTCGGAGAGGTTACGGTGACAACATGAGCTTTACTTTTGCCACATTGAAAACTGCGATACAGGATTATTCTGAAAATACAGAAACTACGTTTACAAATAATCTATCTAATTTTATTAAAATTGCAGAAGAGCGCATACTTAAAAACGTGCAGCTTAGTATATTTAGAAAAAATGCAACAGCCGCTTTTACTTCAAGCAGTGAGTTTCTAGCGTGTCCAACAGATTTTCTTACACCATTTTCTTTAAGTTTTACGGACGCAAGTAGTAATAAAGTTTTTTTAGATTACAAAGATGTAAACTTTATACAAACCTTTACGCCTAACTCATCTACCACAGGATCACCACGATTTTATGCATTGTTTGATACCGATAATTTTATTGTGGCGCCTACACCTAGCAGCAGTTTTGCAGTAGAGTTGCATTACTACTACAGGCCAAATAGTCTTACAGCAGGGGCTGATTCTGGTGAAACATGGTTAAGCACTAATGCACCTAATGCTTTGTTGTATGGCAGTTTAATGGAAGCATATACCTTTATGAAAGGTGAGCCCGATGTTATGCAGAATTATGCACAAAGGTTTACTGAAGCAGTGCAATCGCTTAAACTGTATGGCGAGGCAAAAGAGGTTAGTGATTATTACAGAACAGGCATGGTTATGAGGGATAAGCAATAATGTTGATGGAATTACCAAAAACACCAATAGTAGATATACAAACTACAAACAATAGAGGGTTTACACCAGAGGAAGTGGCCGCTCGTTGTGTAGATAAAATTGTTGAGGTCGGGGATAATGCTGCCCCTGAGATTAGGGATCAGGCCCATGCCTTCAAAGCGCATTTAGAAAAAGTAATTACATTTTATATGAAAGAAGCAATAAAATCAGATAGAACTACTGTTTGCAACGCGATTAAAAATGCAGGACACGAAAAGCTTGCAGAAATGATAAGGAGATTATAATGGCGATATCACAGGCAATGTGCACATCATTTAAGGTAGAGCTTCTACAAGGTGTTCACAACTTTACAAATAGTTCCGGTAATACTTTTAATATAGCACTGTACACCTCTAGTGCTAGTCTAGGCGCGGGTACAACAGCGTATACTACAAGTAATGAAGTGTCTGGTACAAATTATACCGCAAAAGGACAGGCGCTTACCAATGTAACGCCTACCTCATCTAGCACCACAGCCTTAACAGATTTTACGGATGAAACGTTTAGTAACGTTACTTTAACTGCCAGAGGGGCTCTGATATTTAACGATAGTGCATCTGGTGATCCGGCGGTGTGTGTATTAGATTTTGGTTCGGATAAATCAGCCTCATCTGGTGATTTTACTATAGTTTTTCCTGCGGCTGACTCTAGTAATGCAATAATAAGGATAGCATAATGGCCTTTGTAATAGCAGATAGAGTTCGTGAAACGACAACGACAACAGGCACAGGCACAATTACCTTGGCAGGTGCAGTCACGAACTTTGAAACTTTTACTGCTAATCTATCTAATTCTGATACAACCTATTACGCTATTGTTGATAGCACGAATAATACGTTTGAAGTAGGTCTAGGAACATTTACAGCCTCTGGAACCACACTTGCTCGATCTGTTATTGCAAGCTCTAACAGTAATAATCTAGTTGATTTTGCAGCCGGTACAAAAGAGGTGTTCATTACAGTGCCTGCAAGTAAAATTGTTGTGGAGGATGGTAGTAATAATGTTGCCATAGGAGGCACAGTAACTGCCACGGCTTTTAGTGGTAGCGGTGCAAGCTTAACAGCGTTGAATGTATCAACAGACTCGACACCTCAATTGGGGGGTGATTTGGATATAAATGGTAACGATATTGTCACTACTTCAAATGCAGACTTAGATTTAGCTCCAAATGGTACGGGTAAAGTTGTTGTAAGAGGAAACACAAATCAAGGTGCTATAAAGTTAAACTGTGAGGCTAACTCACATGGACAAACAATAATCGCAGCCCCACACAGTGAAAGTGCAAATAATGTTTTAACACTACCTAGTACGGGTGGAGATGCTCGTTTAGTATCAGCATCTTCTACGGCTACTTTGACAAATAAAACATTAACTACGCCTGTAATTGAGGAGATAGATTCTACAGGTTCTATCACATTAGACGCAGCCACAGATATTATTTTAGACGCAGGTGGAGCCGATGTAACCCTTAAAGATGATGGTACTACATTCGGTAGCTTAACAAATAGCAGTGGTGAGCTTGTTATAAAGTCTGGTTCAACACCTACAACAGCCGTTACATTTAGTGGGGCGAATGTAACTTTTGCGGGAAACCTCACAGTAAACGGAACGACAACAACCATAGATACAACAAATACAACGGTCAAAGATACCTTGTTAGGATTAAATAGTGGAGCCACATCAAATGCTAATGATTGTGGTATCATTATCGAAAGAGGTTCAACAGGCAACGATGCTTTGTTCATATGGGATGAGTCAGCCGACAAGTTTGCTTTAGGAACAACCACAGATAACGCAAGTAGTACGGGCAACCTTAACATGACAACGGGAACTTTAGTTGCAAACGTAGAGGGTGACGTAACAGGAACAATACAAACAGCCGCTCAGTCTAATATTACGTCGCTAGGTACACTAACCACCTTGACTGTTGATAATGTAATAATAAACGGCACAACGATTGGACATACTGATGACACAGATTTAATGACCGTTGCTAATGGAGTGCTTACAGTTGCAGGTGAAGTGTCTATGACCACACTTGATATTGGTGGTACAAATGTTACCGCAACAGCAGCAGAGTTAAATCATGTTGATGGAGTAACGTCTAACGTACAAACTCAAATAGATGCAAAAGCTACTAAAGGTTTTGCCACAGCGATGGCGATAGCATTGTAAAGGAGAGGATATGGCACAGGATTTTGAACGAAATACAGCCAACGGTGTAGGCACAAGTGCCGTAACTTTACGAACAGCAAACTCAGACGATGCGATAGTTGGTATAATGATAGCTAACGTAACAACCTCGCAGATAAATGTTGAAGTGTACATAAACGATAGTTCTAACGACATACACTTAGTTAAAGATGCTCCCATACCTGTTGGCTCTTCTTTGCAGGTCTTAGATGGTGGTGCGAAGATAGTGATGCAAAGTGGTGACGCACTCAAGGTTAAGAGTGACACCGCTAGTTCCGCAGATGTGTGGGTATCTGTTGTGGACGCAATTAGTACATAGGAGTAATAATGCCTTATATTGGAAATGACCTAGCTACACAATTCCAAGCCTTTGCCACACAAACCATAACAGGTGACGGTAGTACAGGCTATACGCTTGATAGAGCCGTAGCAAATGGCAAAGAACTTCTCGTGTACATCAACAATGTAAAACAAGAAGAAGGCTCTGGTAAGTCTTATACAGCGTCTGGTACGACAATCACATTCTCTGCAGCCGTAGCAAGTACAGACTCATGCTATGTGGTGTTCTTAGGTTCTGCTGTGCAGACGGTAGTACCACCTGATGGAAGTATTGTGTCAGGACAGATTGCTAATGCTAACCTTGAGTTACCAAGCACTTTAGACATGAATGGGAATGAGTTAATACTAGATGCCGATGCTGACACATCTATAACTTCTGATACTGATGACCAAATAGATTTTAAGACTGGTGGTAGCGATAGAGTAACTATTAATAGCAGTGGAAATGTAGGTATTGGCACTACTAGTCCTACAGCAGAGTTAGAAATATTTCATGCAACTGACCCAGAGATACATTTAAATATTAACACACATGGAGATGCTGGAATATTTAAGGCTGATGCAGATGGGCTTCACATAACTGGAAATGGAAGTAGTAACCAATTACGTTTAAAAACTAATGATTCAGAACGCATGAGGATTGATAGCAGTGGTAATGTGCTAATAGGCACTACATCTACTACAATTGGCGATGAGGGTGTTCGTATAAAACCATCAGGGTCATCAGGTGCGTTACAAGCTCAGTTTATGAATGATAGTGGTGGTATAGCAGTAACTATTGGAAGAGGTGGCAGTGATGGTATGTGTCTTCAATTTACAAGGGGTAGTGTTGAAAGAGGTGGTGTTAGTGTTAATGGTTCTAGTACAACTTATGCTACTTCCTCTGATTATAGATTAAAAGAAAATGTAGTCACAGATTGGGATGCAACAACAAGGCTTAAACAACTAAAACCATCACGATTTAACTTTAAAGAAAATAAAGATACCACACTAGATGGTTTTCTTGCACACGAGGTTACAAGTATAGTCCCAGAAGCAACTACAGGAACTAAAGACGAGGTGGATAAAGATGGCAATCCTATATATCAAGGCATAGACCCAAGTAAACTTGTACCACTTCTTACAAAAGCATTACAAGAAGCAATATCTGAGATAGACACACTTAAAGAAAAAGTGAAAGCATTGGAGAGTAAATAATGCCATATTTAGGAAAAAGCCCTTCATTTGGGGTTAGACAAAGATACCAGTACACAGCGACTGCAGGGCAAACAACATTCAGTGGTACTGACTTAGGCAATCTTACATTGACCTATACAGATAATAATTTCTTAGATTGTTTTCAGAATGGAGTCCTCTTAAAAGGTGGTGGCACAGATTATACAGCTACATCAGGCACATCTGTTGTGTTAGCTACAGGTGCATCTGTAAGTGATGTCATAGAAATAATCGTATATGATGTGTTTTCTGTTGGTAACTTTTTCAATAGAACAGATAGTGACAGCCGTTATGTGAATCACAACTCAAACACAGCAGGAACGGATAACTTCATCGCAGGTAACAATGCAGGAGATGCTATTGCATCAGGTGGAAACTATAATACTCTTGTAGGTAACGAAGCAGGTACATCCCTGACCACAGGTGACAATAATACTGCTGTAGGCTTTGAAGCACTTGCCACAGAGGATGCAGATGGTAGTAGCACTGCCATAGGATATCGTGCATTAAAAGCTCAAAATGCAGGAGCAGTCGCACATAATACGGCTGTAGGACAAGATGCAGGTACTGCACTAACAACAGGGGGATACAATACCACTCTAGGTTCTTTTACTCTTAGTTCTGATACTCAAGGTAAATATTCCACAGCAGTTGGATATGCTGCTTTATACACACAAAATTTTACATCAGATACAGCATCCAATAATACAGCAGTTGGATATAATGCAGGAGTAAACGTTACAACAGGTAGGTTTAACAACATCGTAGGTTCAGGAGCAGGTGATGCGTTAACTGTAGGAAATAGTAATGTAGCAATAGGATATAATGCACTTACGGCAGATACAAAAGGCGATAACTCTGTTGCTATAGGTGACCAAGCTTTAGCTGCACAAAACTTTACTTCATCTACTGATGCTTATAACACCGCTATTGGTTCAAATGCAGGTTTATCAATTACAACAGGTATACAAAACACTCTTATTGGTTCGTTAGCAGGAGATGCTTTACTTGCTGCAGCAGACAATGTTGCAATTGGATATAAGGCTTTGACTTCTGAAACAGGTGGTCAAAATAATGTTGCTATAGGAAGAGAAGCCTTGGAAGACCAAGTTAATAGTTCTGGTAACATATATAACACAGCCGTTGGTGCTAGAGCAGGAGCTAGTATTACAACAGGTTTTCAAAACACTTTCCTTGGTACTTTTGCAGGTGGTGCTTCAGACGATGGAAATTATAATACGGCTTTGGGTTATGCTGCTCTTTCAGGAGGAAATGCAGCTAATGCTAATACTGCTGTTGGTTGGGTGGCAGGGTATAATACAACTGGAGCTACAAACACTTTTGTAGGTCAAGCAGCAGGATATGAGGTAACATCTGGTGGAAATAATGTTTTGCTTGGGTCAGATGCAGGAAGGTCAGGTTCTCCATCAGGACAAATTACGACAGGAAGTGATACAATTTGTTTAGGTGATAATAACATAAATGATTTGTTTTGTGCCGACACAAGTATTTCTAGTTCAGACAGTAGAGACAAAACAGACGTAACTAATTTTAGTGGTGGTTTAGATTGGGTTAAAGCCCTAAGACCTGTTACCTATAAGTGGGATAAGCGTTCATGGTACGGTGATGACAATAATCCTCTGGGAACACCTGACGGTTCTAAAAAAAGAGACAGGCTTCACGTTGGATTTCTAGCACAAGAAGTTTTGCAAATAGAACAAGATAACGGCTTTGCTGATACAAATGACACATCTCTCGTTGTGAGAAACAATTTAGATGAAACAAGTTATGGTTTAAAGTATGAAAGACTTGTGCCTGTTCTTGTAAACGCAATCAAAGAATTATCAGCAAAGAACGATGCACTTGAAGCTCGTATCAAGAAGTTGGAGGACGGTTAATGACACGAAGTAAAATCAGAACAAGTGGTGCAGAGGGACTGACACTATCTAGTACGTCACTTACTGTGGCTAATGGTCTGACGCTTAGTGATGGTGATGTTACACTAGCTAGTAGTCATGGGTTAAATTTTGCAGCCACAAGCGATGCTAGTGGACAAAGTTCTGAACTTTTAGATGACTACGAAGAAGGAACATGGACACCCACTTACGCAGGGGCTAATTCAAACCCAACTGTTAGTTTTACCACTCAAATTGCTAGATATACAAAAGTAGGTAGGCTTGTTAGTGTTTGGGGGTATCTCCGTGTAAACAGCACATCTGGGGGAGATGGCGCACTTTCAATTCAGGGTCTTCCTTTTAGTAATGCTAATACTAATTATATAGCTTCAACCGTGGGTTATGCAACTGGATGGGTTTCAAATGCTGCACCCACAAGACTTTTAGTTAAAACAAATACTAACCAACTTAACATGTACAGGCAAAGCACATCTGACCCAAGGGCAGGGATGGAAAATGTTGTAGTCAGTAGCATGGCAAATGGTTGTGAAATTTACTTTGCTTCTGTGTATTATGAATAATAGCAGACAAAAAATTTATCAAGGTAGGATAGCCTTGATGGACAGTCCATTAACCAAAAGGAGGAAAAAATGGCAATAACAAAAGAAATCATACAAGACAAAATAGAAGTCGTAGGTGACTTCAAGCACATACAAGTGCGAACAGCAACGGTGATAAAAGAGGATGGTGTTGAATTATCACGTTCATTTCATCGCCATGTTGTATCACCAAACAGCGACAGCACAAACGAGAGTGCAGATGTCAAAGCAATGGTAAAACAGTTTCATACAGATGAAATCAAAAAAGCCTATGCTGACCTTATGGCAAAACAGGAAAAAGAATTAGAATGAGCAAAGCAGCAGAATTAGCAAACCTTATAGGCAACATCAACGCAGGTGGTGGTGGAGTAAACAGGAACTTGATTATGAATGGCAATTTTGTAGTTGCTCAACGTGGAACAAGTTTTTCTAATGTAACCTCTAGTCAGTTTTGCCTAGACCGTTTTAGTGTAGATATTGGTGGAGGTGGTGCATTTAATGTAACACAGGATACCTCTGCACCAGAAGGTTTTGAGAAAAGCTTAAAAATAGAGGTAAACACAGCAGATAGTTCAATAGGAGCAGGAGATTCCTACAGAGTTACGCAAGCTATTGAAGGACAAAATACTGCACAAGTTGATTTAGGTGCGTCAACAGCAAAAGCTATGGCATTGTCCTTTTATGTAAAGTCTTCTGTTACAGGCACATACGGAGTTGGATTAGCTAATAGTGCAGAAACAGAAAACTTTGTCGCTGAGTATACAATAAGTTCTGCAAATACTTGGGAAAAGAAAACAATAAATATACCTGTAAGAACGAGTGGAACATGGTTGACAACTAATGGTATAGGGATTGGAGTTAGATGGGATTTAGGTTCTGGTACAGATTATAATGGAACAGCAGGACAGTGGCAGACTACTTCAGCAAAAGTATACAGAACATCAAGTTGTGTAAATCTTATTGCGACAGGGAGTGCGACATGGTTTCTCACAGGTGTTCAGTTAGAAGTAGGGCAGAATCCAACGAGCTTTGAGCATGAGCCTTTTGAGAGGACGTTGTCTAAGTGTCAGAGGTATTATCAACGATGGCAAGCTAATACCAACTATGATTCAGTTTGCACAGGTTCAATGTATGCTGATACAACTTGGTTAGGTGACTACAGATTAGTTCCAGAAATGAGAGCAGAACCTACATTTAGTGCAAATGGAACTTTTAAAGTAAATGCTTCTGGGGGAGATATGAATGCCTCTAGTTTTGCTCTTAACAGAGCCACTCCCCAAACAATGCAATTTCAATGCACCACCACTGATGCAAATCGTATAGGTCAATCAGCTTTCTTTAGAGCAGGTGCTGACTCAGACGCTTTTTGTGAATTTATTTCGGAAATATAAAATGAATATTAAATCAGCACAATATACTAAAGATGACAAAGGAGAAAACTACGCAATAAAAATTGTTGTAGGAGATCAAACATACCATGTTCCCCCAAGTGAGGGCAACTCAGACTATCAAGAAATACTAAAACAAGTAAAGGAAGGCACACTGACCATCAAGGACGCTGACTAATGCTTGGCTTTAACGCCATATCAGAAACAGCGATTGCGCAGCTACCGGGGGCGTTTGTTCCCTTATCAGGTGTGAACGGAACATCTGCTGTAGGGTCTGTTACAACAGAGGGACAAGGTGCAGCAGACGTTACGGGCGTAGCCGGTACAACAGGGTTGGGGTCTATAGCGATTACTGGAGATGCTAACGTGACGTTGACAGGATTTTCTGCTACACTTTCATTAACATCTGTTATAGTATGGGGTAAGATTATTCCTGCTCCGGGAACGTCTTACACGGCTATAACGCCATCGAGCAGCCCTACGTGGACAGAAAAAACAACGGGCGTCTCGCAGACTTGGACAGAAGTAGCATAAGAGGTAAGATATGGGATCAACATATACAGATAATGGTGGCATTGAAAAGATCGGTCTTGGTGAACAAGCCGGTGCTTGGGGCACCACAACAAACAATAACTTTGATATTATAGACAGGCTTGTAAATGGTGTCGGTACAATAACCTTATCAGGCACAACACATACTTTGACAACAAGTGATGGTAGCTTGTCGGATGGTATGTTTAAGGTTTTGGTATTAGCCGGATCGCCCTCTGGAACAAACACAATTACTATAAGCCCTAACAATGCAGATAAACTTTATTTTGTTAAAAATGGCACAGGTCAAACGGCAACTTTTACGCAAGGTTCAGGCGCTGACGTTAGTGTGGCGGCAGGTAAAGGCGCAATAATATTTGCCGATGGCGCAGGCTCTGGGGCTGCCGTAACAGACTTGACCGCTTTGTTTGTAAACAGTCAGGCTATAGATGGTGCCGTGATCGGAGGTACAACACCGGCCGCAGGAACGTTTACCACTTTAACAGCAAACACTTCTATTCTCCCCGATACTTCTGGTGGTGCCGACATAGGCTCTACCTCAGCAGAGTTTGGGGACATTTATATCGCTGACGACAAAAAAATAATTTTTGGATCAAATCAAGATGTAAGTATTGAATTTGATGAAGATGATACTGATACTCTTTTGATTTCGGGCGGCGATGTAACAATAGCCGATGACAAAAAACTTAACTTTGGAACAGATAAAGATGTAAGCATTGAATACGACGAGGATGGTAATAATACCATGTTGATTACTGGGGATGTAACTTTTGCGGATGGATCAACAGACGTAGATATTGCCTCCCACGATACATCTAACGGATTGAAGCTCGGGGGCACTCTTGTAACGGCCACTGCAACAGAGCTTAATCTTATGGACGGTGTAACAGCCACTACCGCTGAGTTAAACTATACAGACGGCGTAACCTCAAACATACAAACACAATTAGATGATAAGCACAGCGCGGTTGGACAGGGTTTACAAGAAGACAGTGCTACCACTGTAGCCATGAAAAATAGTTGGATGTCCACCTCCTCTTCTGTGTTTAGTTTCAGCGGCAATTTTACAAATACTCGATCTTATCCAGTTTTTGTTTGTGGTAGATCAAATACTGGGTCAGGTGGAAGTTTTACATTTACAGTTAATAATGGTAGCGGAGGAAGCGAAACAATAGACCAAAGAGATGGTGATAGTGGCACCCATGACTTTTTTGCTATGATTTTACCCGTTGGGGGATCTGTAACTTGTTCCGTTGCTATGTTAGGATCAGGAATAGAGTTGAGGCCCGGCTGATGCCGCTAACAGCACTTAAATTTAAACCCGGTATAAATAGAGAATCAACGTCCTATTCTAATGAGGGCGGTTGGTTTAACGGCGATAAGATACGCTTTCGGTTTGGTAACGTAGAAAAGATAGGCGGGTGGTCCACGTATAGTGATAATACGTTCTTGGGCACCTGTCGTGCCTTGTTTAGTTGGGTAGCTTTGGATGCTACGAAATATTTAGGTATCGGGACTAATCTTAAATACTATATAGCCGATGGTGGTCAGTATAATGATATAACACCTATTCGTAACACAACAGGCGCCGGTGATGTTACTTTTGCGGCAACAAACGGTAGTTCGGTTATTACTGTAACAGACGCGGCACATGGTGCTGTACTAAACGATTTCGTTACATTTTCAGGGGCCGCTTCTTTGGGTGGCAACGTTACAGCCGCAATATTAAACGCAGAACACCAAGTGACCTCTGTTACAAACAATAATATTTACACTATTACTGTAAGTGTGACGGCTAATAGTTCCGATTCTGGGGACGGTGGCAGCTCTGTCGTGGGTGCCTATCAAGTAAACACGGGCCTCGATACAAACTTCTTTGGCACAGGTTGGGGCGCCGGTGTATGGAATGGTGTAGATACTGACGAATTGACTACAACAATAGCAGAAGATCTTGACGATTCTGAAACAGGTGTTGATGTTGCAAGTGCTACGGGCATCTCTACGTCTGATGTAATAGATATTGGTGGCGAGCTTATGTTGGTGAGCGGTATATCAAGCAATACGCTGACTGTGACACGAGGACATGGCGGTACAACAGCGGCGGTTCATTCTAGTGGCGAGCTTGTACGATTGGTGTTAGGCAACGCGACAGCAGCCGACGACACAGTGACTTTGATAAATGATGGTAGTGGCTTATCGGCAACAGCTACTACAGTGACGGTAGATTCAGCGGCAAACTTTGCCTCTTCAGGATATATTAAGATAAATGACGAGATTATTGAGTACACAGGCACAACGTCGACTACATTCACAGGGTTGATCCGTGGCTCACTAAGCACGACAGCCGCAGCGCATTCTGACAATGATGCTGTAATAGAAGCCGCTTTTGGTTGGGGTATGCCGGCCGAGGGAACGGTATCGGGTGCGGTGTTAACAAATTGGACACACGATAACTTTGGTGAGGACCTGCTGTTAAATATCAAGAATGGTGGTATATTCTATTGGGATCGGACCTCGGGCACATCATCACGAGCCGTGGCCCTTTCATCGCTATCAGGGTCTAATCTAGCCCCAACGGTTGCAAAACAGATTATGGTATCTGACCAAGACCGTCATGTTATAGCGTTTGGTTGTGACGGCGAGACATCTATCGGGACACAGGACCCACTGCTTATACGCTTCGGATCACAAGAAAGTTTACTCGATTTTCAGACATCACCCACAAACACAGCGGGAGAGCTTCGAATATCTACGGGTTCGGAGATTGTGGTGGCCATACAAACCAAGCAACAAATACTGGTATTTACAGATGTCTCCCTCCACGGTATGCAGTTCTTGGGGCCACCCTTTACTTTTGGTTTAACCGAGATATCACGAAATATTACAATAGCGAGTCCAAACGCAGCCGTTGCCGTGAACGACTTTGTATTCTGGATGGGCTCTAAAGAGTTCTATGTGTACGGTGGTACGGTGCAACGATTACCCTGCACTGTTTTAGATTACGTTTTTAGTGATTTTAACCGGGACCAGATAGGTAAGGTATATTCAGGACACAATAGTTCTTATGGTGAGGTATGGTGGTTCTACCCATCAAAAAGCAGCACAACAAATGATCGCTATGTTATATACAACTATCAGGAGAAGATCTGGTACTTTGGCACCTTGGAACGCACAGCATGGGTAGACAGGGGTATCAATCAGTATCCGATAGCCGCAAGCACAGATAATAAATTATATTACCACGAGTTCGGGCAGGACGATGGCAGCACTAATCCTCCTTCTGCTATCTCTGCCAACGTCGAGTCAAGCCAAATGGACATAGGCGATGGCGACAAATTCACTCTAGTACGGCGTGTTCTGCCCGACATTACATTTAGAGACAGTACAAATGAGACACCACGAGTCAATATGGTAGTGAAGACACGTAATTTTCCGGGTGTCACGTTTAACGAAACGTCAAGTAATCAGGTAGCGCAGTCTGTATCAACACCTGTAGAGCTGTTTACAGAACAGCTTCATGTGCGCTTACGCGGGCGTTCTTTTGCTTTTCGGGTTGAAAGTGATGTTACCGGCGTTATGTGGAGACTAGGCACACCGAGACTTGATGTAAGACCAGATGGACGAAGATAATGAGCACACGTAATATACCGGCCCCGTTTTTTCCTTATCCGCCACAGCAATATGACCCAAGCTACTTCTCTGACATAGTAAGATCGTTTGCTTTATTTGTCGAACAACAGCGCAATCCGGGCGAATCACGGGCCACGAAACTGACTTTTACAAACTTACCATCGGGTAATGACAAAGATTTAGAGAACGGCGCCTTGTTTGA